AACTTAATTTCGTCTCTTAAAATTTCAGAAGAACGACCAAGATTGAAACCACTACTAGATGCAAGTCTAGACTCGGGAACACCAAGTGCTCTGTATAGTTTCTTTTGGAAGTATTCAATGTCTGCAAGTTCACCAAGATTTTGTCCACCAGGTAAAGTAGTAATCTCAGTTCCTCTACCACCTTCGCGACGAGGAAGCCAGAAATCTTCTAACATACTCATCATCTTGCGATCATCACGAACTTCTCCAGTGTTCGCATCATAAACCAACTTATTACGATAACGGTTCATGACTTCACGCAGATATTGTTCTGCTTTAATCTTTGGTAGATTACCAACATCAATGTAGAAAATTCTACGTTCGGGTGCTCTTGATAATCTATAGATGACCAAAGAATCCTCAATCATTCTAAGTTGATTGAGTGCCTTAATTGCTTTGTGTAGATATGAAAGAACTGTATTCTTGTTTCTATCTACAAGACCAGAGTGAACATAGGTGATTGCATCTTTAGATATTCTGGTTACTGCACCTGCACCAGTTTTGAATGATCCTGCTTGTTTACCCATACGTCCATTAGGATCGTATTCGTAATATTCTTCGATTTGTGGAGCAGAAACTTCACCAGCACCCTTTACAGTTGCAATAGCTGGACCAAGAGGATTATTTTTATCTTTCTTAATTCTTCTGATGTGACGAATCTTTTGTGGATCTACGTATCTTAGTTCTTGGATACCTTGTTCTGGTTTTTTAAAGTCAATTACTTTATGATAGTAAATACGTCCATCAACATACCAGTTTCTTAAAATCTCATGACACCTATCATCAAAGTGCAATAGAGATTTGATATTTTTAAATTCTTCTCTGATTAAACCTTTAAGTTTATCAGTGCAAGGAGCATTCTCTAGATCAATCTCAACAGGAGAATCATTCTGATCAGAAACGATCGCTTCGTTTATTACATCTTCAATAGCACCATCCACCTCAGGATGTAATGCCATTTCTCGATATCTTTTGATTAAGTCAAACTCGGACTTATATACACCTTCTATGTCAACATACTGCCCATAAAAACCGCTAGAAACATAATAATCCGAAGAATCTTCTTGATTCTCCGGCACAGGAGAGACGACGGACTTTTTAGATCCGTCGTCTTCCTTGAATTTAAAACCAAATAATTTAGGCATTAATTCTCAAATAGAACTCTTCGTTCTATTATTTATATCAAGTTGCTGGAAGCTCTTCTGTGTCCAACTGGCTAGTACCTGTAGAATTCTTAGCATCCCACCACTGAACTTGTAGTGTTACAGTGAACTCTTCAATGATATCTGTAGAATCGTAGGAAACTTCGATTTCACTGACGTTCGTTGGGAATACTCCATAGAATTCATACTCCTTGAGAACTGGAATTGTCTGAGAAGTATGGCTTCTGCCGAATTGCTTAACAAAAGCTTGTTTCTGATAGTCAACAGGATTGGTTCTACCAGTATTATCATCATGCTTGTTAATTCCATTCATCCACTTTTCAAAAGCGGTTCTGATTCTAAAATCAGTGTCATTAACAACAGTGATAGTCCAGGGGTCAAAGGTACGATCACCTGCGACCTTAAGAACTCTGCCTCTGAAAGGAACTGGAATTTCAGCAACATTGGATGCTGGAAGTTGTGCAGCCTTACACATGAATCTAGTGATTTCATTTACACTAGCTACACTTTCTCCTGCGGGAATTGCAAAATCGGGGAAGTCCATTTCGACTTCAAACAGATTAGGGCGAGCGCCGCCGCCCCTTAGTCTGGATTTAAAGTCTTCTAGTGTTCTTTCCTCAAATTTTGGTGAGTTTAGATTGGGCATTTTTCGTTACCTGTAGAATAGGGTTATAAGATTAAAACTGTGATTAAACGGTTCCGACAACCTCTTCAAAGCTAATTCCAGTTCTGTTAGCGACGAAGGTAAGACCGATGAAGTTGATCGATCTGGCTGGTTTAATAAAGATGTCAGCCCTAAACTGATTCGCGTCAATAATATCTGGAGTATTATTGGACTCATCACAGACAACGAGGAAATCAGTGATACCTCTCTTTGCCTTAACATCACGAAGGTATGGTTCAACGATGTTGACGAAGTTGGATCTTGTCAGTGCATCATTGAATTCAAAGAGTTGGGATCTAGCCGCTCTTTGAATTGTATCTTCCACTGTTAGGAAGAGACGACGAACATTGATTCTGTCAAACGCAGAAGCATATGCAAGTCCCGTCTTATCACCGAAGAGAATAATTCCAGATCCTGGTGAGAAGATAACAGGGTTGATTCTCTTAGGATAGAGAAGATCTCTTTGTGCCTGAGTTGGATTATATGCAAGTTTGATTGCATCGTTAATTGTTCCTCTCTGAGCACCTGCTGGAGAGAACCATGGGAAATTATTGATGGAAGTTCTTGCCATCAATCCAGCAATATCACCATTCAAAGGAATGTATACAAACTTGTTATTGAATCTATCAAACATGTACTTATAACCACTGTCAAATACAGCGTAAGAACTTGAAGTAATAGAATCGTAGAACTGAATAATATTATTTGTTTGAGTATCTGGATTTGTTACATTAACAACTCCCGCTCTATGTGGAGAGATAACCGCAACACAATCCTTTCTACCTTCTGCAATTGAAATTAGTTTGTTTGCTTTTGCTTGTGATTCAAACAGAGTATCGCCACCACTTGGTCCTTGGATCAAGAAGTTTACATCGTATTCTGCAGGATTCTCTAGAATGGTATATGCAGAAATCACATTTGCAAGAGTTGGAGCAAAGTCATTGGTTACACCATAGTTTGCACCATTATTCAGAGTGTAGGTTTTATTACCCGCAAGACCGAAGGTAACTCCAGTTGCGTCCTGTCCCCAAGTAAGAGCAGAACCACTAGTAACTGTAAAACCACCAAGAGTAGTAAATGATGGAGCAACTAAAGTATCTGTTGCACCTGCAAAGAGATAAGCTGAGTTATTCTCGATGTAGTTCTTATAGTAGATGTTCTCACTTGGAGTAATTCTTGCGTCAGTAGCCTTAGATAAGTTGGTGAACTTTTCAAGAATATTTCCAGAAATACCACTTACAGATCCATTGTCGTCAACGACAACAACGTGCATCTCGTCATTCTTACCATTTCTAGCATCAGCATACTGGGAAGTACCTGGTCTAGGTGCAATGTTCTTCCAGAAAACAGTTGAATTTTCTAATCCAAGAGTCTGTTGATCGTACCAATCTACAGTACCGTTATATTCTGCCTTTGGTTGTAGACCTTCACCTTTACCGTCTGTATTATCTACTGCATCTCTTGTGTATCTAACGACTAATGTTGTCGCTGCGAATCCAGCAGGTGCTGCAGTGTCTAGAATAATCTTACCAGTATCAAAACCAACGACTCTTGCAGAAAGAGTTCCGTTGAGCGTTTGTACTAAATCTCCTGGGAATGTTAGAGTCTCAGCTTTGATTCTTGACTGAGCTTCAGTATTATTTGTAAGAAGTTCGGTTGAACCGAGACTTACTGAAACATCGTTAGTAATTCTGAACTTCTCAAGAGAAGTTGCAGTTCCAACGTTGTTGAATACCTGCCAGTAAGTTGAAGTTTCTCCAGCTACCTGAGCAAAGATTCTATTGAGTCCAGAATCTGTGTAATCGATTGCACTGGTAATTCCAGTTGCATCTTCAGTTCTGCTGAGCATCTTGACATCAACAGATCCAACATTAATCTTGGTAATGATGCCTTTTGTGAAACCAGTAAAAGTCTTTACAGTTCCGTCTTTTGGATCAGCATAAGATGTTGTGAATCCGCAAGTGATTCCGTAACCAACGTCAAGTCCAAATGTACCAATTGAAACTCTTTGGTCAGCAGCTGAGTCGATGGTGCAAACTTTAAGGTTGTTTGCCCAAGTTCCAGCTTCTCTTGATGCGTAGTGCCAGTTTGAAGCGTCTGAGTATGAATTTGCGTAATCTTCTTGTGACTTGATCTTTAGGGAAAGAACAGTACCAGCAACACCTGCGTGTGCGTTGACAAGATTATCATCGTCTGCACGAATGACTCTTAGTGTTCCACCATAAGAAAGATAAGATGATGCACTCATCCAATACTCATATTGACCCGAGGTAGTTTGAGGTTTACCGAAGGTGTTTAGGAGGTCTTGTTCTGTTTCCACCAGTACAGGTTCTCCGATTGGACCTCTGGCAAAAGGACCTGCAATTGCTCCCACCTGATCGTTTACTGCATCAATTCTGCCTACAGTAAGATCAACTTCTCTAACTTTTACGCCTGGTGATACTAAGTTTAGCGACATGTCTTTCCCCTCTAAAGAAGATTCATATGACTGAAACTATTTAGAAATTTGGATGCTTCAAATGGGGAAACAGTGCATGAACACCCTACCAATCAGGATATTCCCAGTAAACTTGTTTATTTTTAGTTCTTGATATTTTAATTCTTTTCACGGTACACTCTTTACATTCATAAGAGTATGCAGACGGCAAAGTACCTCGATCTTTTCTTGTTAGATAAAAATCATTCAGTAAATTTTTCATCTGACCACAAGATCTACATTTTCTTTCATTAAGAAATAAATGTTCTAGTTCAAATGACTCTTCAAAAGTCATCAGTTATACTCCCACATATATGACATGTCACCATATTCATCTGTTTTCCATATTGTCCCATCATTTTCTACG